TTTATTTTTCTATCGCTTGCTATGATATGTTTATTATATTTGTTTTCAAGATATATATTTATTCCAACTATGAAAAGGAATTTACAAATATTGATTTCTTTTTTTAGAAAAATGTGAATATCAAAAAATATTAGTTAAAAAAAAGAGCTTGTATTCTCTTTCCCACATAACAAGTTACGGCCGTATGTGGGAAGCCATATCAAATCTGTACGTCCTTGTACAGATTTGATATCATGTTTTGCTGATGACAAAACATGATACTGTTTAGAACCACCGCCATCCATGTCCATAAAACTTTACTTTATACAAAAGTATGTTATACTGGAGGATATGGAAGTGCTCGGTGTTTACGCAAGAACAAGCAGGGATAGTGGTGATTTTTCTACAATAGACCAGCAAGTTAAAGCTGGAATTGATTTCGCTAATCATAATAACATGAAGTACAAAGTATTTCAAGACAAGGGTTTCTCTGGATACAAAATTGACGATAGCGAGGATAAAGACCCTTTCGCTAACCGACCAGCTTTTTCAGAAATGATTGAAGCAATAAAACTCGGTACCATCAACGCCGTATGGGTCTGGGAACATTCGAGGCTCTCAAGAAATCAATACGCTTCCGCCGTTATCTTTAATCTCTTCTTGAAACATAAAATCCGATTATACGAAAAGGATAGAGAATATGATTTAGACGACCCGAACGTTCAATTATTAAGAAGTATGTTGGATGCGGTTGCGCAATATGAAAGGCAGTTGATTGTACGGAGGACGACGCGGGGACTTTATAACGCTATTGATAGCGGTAAGCGGAGCTATACGTCATTTTTTGGCTACCGTAAAACCGTCAAGAATGAGAAAGGAAATTACTTATGGGAAGCGGTACCGGCTGAAATTGACCAGCTAAAGAATTGGTTTAAGCGGTTCAAAAATGGGGAATCTTTACGCAGTATTATCGTAAGCGAAGCGGATTTTAAAGATACTACCCGCTATAAACTGACAAGGACTAGCCAGTTATCCCGCTATATGCAGCATTTTGATTATACCGGATATACTCTCAATACTAAGGGGTTAGGCTATCTTAAAAAATTTGATAACTTTGAAATTGATTCACTTCAAATGCTCCGCAATCCCGATTATTGGGTTAAGTCCAGCGCCTACCCGATAGAAATATTTACCCGTGAGGAATGGATAGAGAATAAGGAGCGGCTAAGAGTACACCGCGGGAAGCGAAAAGAAGCCAAAAATCGTAAAGCTGAAAAAGCCCTTGGGACGGGAATAATACAATGCGCTTTGTGCGGTTCCAAGTACTTCCATCAAATACAAATACAGAAACGGAACGGGAAAGAACAGCACTACTTATACTATTTCCACCATAAAACGATAGCCGGAGCCTGTAGCCAAAAACCCAAATCAATAGTACAGCATAAGATAGACACGATACTCAAAATATTTGTCCTCTATAATATCCTTGCTTCCGATGGGGAGACAAAATTCTTAAAGGAACAATTATTCCAAGAAGAAATTGAAAAGAAAGCTATAAAAGAAAAGCTCAAAACCTTGAAAGCTAATCGCAAAAAACTGGAGATACAAAAAAACAAGTTGAAAAAAGCCCTCGAAGCTGCCGAGGACGTTGGTACTATTACTGTCCTAGCGAAGCAAATTGATAACGCGGAAGGGGCTATCAGCGAAGCGGATAAAAATATTATTGACGCTGAAATTGACCTTGAAAATAAGAACGCCGATATGGAGAAAACTCAAGCCCAGCTATTATATTATTCCGCTAAAGATTTGCTAATACAATTTTTTGAAAAATGGAATATTGAAGAACAGCGTAATCATTTATTACGGGTAGTAGACAGCGCAACTTTAAACGGTACGAAATTGACGATTATATCGGGAGGGGTTACCTATATTTTTAATACGACTAAACACTATCAATTTCCACAAAGTATGTATCAGGAATTACTGGAAAAGGGCGGGAAGAATATTGACTATCTCATAAGCCATCATAAAGAAGAGCTGACCGATGAGGAAATGTACATCGCTACAATGCGTCGTATTTTATTGAGTGGGATAGTAAACGGTTTATCCAGCTTTGATATGATAAGCAAACGAATAGTATTTTAAGAGAAGAAGCCCCGCTAAAAGGGGGGCTTACTTCACTATTGCTTATACTTTTCTCCTTTTAGCGTATCTTCCTTCAATGAGATTCTCCCGCTCAAGAAGCGCAATCTTGACGCTTGCGACGCAGGCTCCACGGGGACTATGACATTCTACAAAGTCTCGAATAGAGTTCATAGCTTCGCATGAGAGTTCAAGCGGTTCAACATTTTCAAAATGAGCTTTTGATTGAGCTATAAAATGTGGGTTTCGCCCGATATGTGTAGAGGTATCAAAAAAGCCTTTTCCATTACCATAATCAGCTATCAAACAAGTTTTCGCTAACCGCTTCATTTTTTCATGGCTGAGAATCACTATCTGGCTCGTTGTTTCAAAAACAAGAAGGTTAATATTATCATTGATAAGCCACGTCTCATCTTTATAATCCGTCAGCTCCAAAGATATAACTTTGCTTAAATTCGGGTCTTCTGAATACTTATAATCCACGTTGATTTTTAAGTTTCCCGATTCATAGCAATAATCTCCGAATTCTTTGTTATCCAAACCGTTATAATGGGTTTCGGAAAATTCACATCCATAAGTATCTTTTAAGAACCTTTTAACGCCGTTTCTTGCGGCAGAACTAATTATCTCATTGTTCATAAGTAATTAGTTCCGGCAGTTCTTAAACTCTATCTCCAATAATATTCAAACGCTTGACCGGTACAGCTGGGGTGTTCCCGATTCATTGGTTCGTAGATATAGCTTTTAACCCAAGATTCGTTGAAATCGCTCGACTTCAAAGACTGGATTATTGCAACGGGATTAAGCCCTTTATCTACGCTCCCATTTATAATATCCAACGCCTTTTGATAGTTTTCATTTGCCGGATACTTTCGGGCGCAATTCTCTAGCTTCTTGCAGTAATCGGTTTGCCCATTATGGGCGTATACTTTCAAGTTTGCGAGTATCACTTTTTGGGCTTTTTCTTTTTGGCGGGCTTCCATAAGAGGCTTTACGTCAATGGGTACCGCTTTCAAGTTCTTATATAACAGCTTTTGCTCTATATTGCCCCGTTTCATATTGAAGCAACGGGTTAGCCGTCCAACCGATGCGCAAGCCGTATCAAAAAAACGAGAATCCTCACCGAAGAGCCGTTTTGCCGTTTCTTCCCAGTAGAATTTATAATCTTCTTTTATTAACTCACCATCCGTATGGGGAACCAGAACATGGATGGACTTGTTTCCGCTCAAAGTAACGGAAGCAATATGATTCGTAGTATCGATACTCTTTTTAATAATATCCCACTGTTTTTTAAGTTGTTTACCCAAATCGGTTTCTTGTCCTTCATCTTCGAGGTAGTCAATCTCATAAACAAACATTTTCGGGATAACGTGTTCCGCTTTTCTATCGTCGGCGGTACAGCTTCCGTTTACCATAAATTCATAATTAGTCCCGTGTTGTAAGGCGGTTTCCGGCTTTGTATATTTATCCTTACATACGTGAAGATGGAAAGCGTCGATAAATTCTTGTACTTCTTTTTCTTCTTCCGTCAGGTTTGCGTCTACCGGTTGTCGATTATAACGAACGTCTTTTGTTTCGGCGGTTTCATTCGTTAAAGTTTCTTCAAGCGGTTCAATATCCTCAATGGCGGCATTGATGATGGCTCTATGGGCTTTTAACCACTTTTCCTGTATATCTTCTATATCTTCAAAAGCATCGGGACTTTCATTTTCGGCTAGTCCAATTTCAAGGATTTTATTCCAGGCGAAACTCCACGTCCTAAAGGGTTTTCCGCCCGTTCTAATCTTTTCCCCAAAATAAGTATTGAGCGTATCTTTTAAGTCTCGAAAGTATCTATCATTTTCTTCCGGCTTGCGTTCATTGAAAGCGGTTTCCCGTATGAACTGCCCCAGCTTTAGGTTACCGAGATATTCTTTTCCTTCAAACTCTACAAAATTTTCCAGTTCGTGAATAAGCAAAAAGAACTTACGGGGCAGCTTGGGCGTTTTAGATTTTACTACGTCCCCCAATGAAAAAGTATAACCAAACGGGCAAGATAAAAAGGCTTTTTCAATCCAATATTCCAGCCGTTCAGTAAACGCATCCTCATTACCGGAGTAAGGATAACAAGAAAAGTATTTTTTTAAGTCCTCTTGCGGGATAACGTTTTTATCGCTTATTGCCCCGTCCGTTGCGAATAATACTCGATTGGTGAGAGGAATATAGGCGTATCGGCGGTTATTATCCTCGTCCTCAAGATGGACGTTAGTTGAAATAATATGCGTTGCCCGTGCCCTTAACGCTATCGTCGCCTTTCCCTTTGGTTCATATATATACTCGTTCCTATCAATCTGATTATTAAAAATACCAACCGCCCGATTGCGCCATTCGGTTCGCCCAATATCGTTATGAATAACGAGATGATTATTAGCCGCTTGGGGGGAGTTAAACCGTTGACGGGGCAAATCGTCATCGGTTGATTGAAGCCCGTATTTTTTAAGAACGGACGCTAGCCCCTTCAAAAATACGCTTTTTCCCCCGCCGCCGCGCTTTAGCTGTTCAAAAATAACGCATACGTCTTGTTTGCGCGCCCCTTCATAACCGAGTTCATTATAGATATTCTCGAATAACTTTCGTATCGCCGTATAGGATGTCGCAAGTGAAGCGGCTTCCCAATTCGGAGAAAGGTGCTTCATTGCTTCGATAAAGGTTCGGACGCTTCGTTTATACGGGATTTTGTGAGTAGTATTATCAATAACGAGCGCCGCTATATGGGATTCGATTTCTTCTTTATGGACTTCGTACAAGTCTTGCCCCGTTTTTCCCGCCGGAACTTTTTTAATCTCCTTAATTATGATTCCGTCTTCCTGCTTTGTCTCAAATTCTTTTTCTAAGAGGCGGTTTCCCCAAAGCGTTGTATTATTTTCTTCTATAAATAAGCGCATTTGCTTATGAAGCGTTTCAAGCGTTAGCTCATCCTTTTTGGCTAGTTCTTGCGCCATTTGGTTGGTAGCTCCTTTTATTGAATCAGTAAACTCCGCTTGCGGGATATAAAAACCGCCTCCGAGTTTAAGGAATTCGCTTAAATCTATTTTCATTTATTCTCCTTTCGGGCATTGTTTGCCCATAATTATTTAGTTGTACGAAAAAGGCAAAAGTGCCCGTTTTTAGAAAAAATCTTTAAATATTTAGTTCAAGAGGGGCTAAAAATGGAATTTCTCTTTTTTATAAATTAACCCGTGATTCTTTCTCCTATATAATAACTGGGAGTTTTTCCCTAGAGTTTTCGCTGAAAAGTTTTTGCTACAGAAATCTTGAAAAACTTTAATTTTTTAGAGAGTTTTTATCGTTACAAAAACGTTAAAAGGTGTTACAAAAAGCGTTACAAAAACGTAAAAAGTGTTACGGAAACGTTAAAAGATAGGTTTAATGGGATTATTTGAGAGAGAAAAACTGTTTTTCTAGCGTCAAAGTGTTACAAGTGTTACAGAGGTGTTACAGTTTATTGATTGTATAAGTCTATATATAATAACGACTTGCTTATTTTTGTAACGATTGTAACACTTGTAACGGCATTTTTAAGTTGAAAAATAAAAGAGTATAAAAGAGTATAATGAGTTGAGAATCACTGTTACAAGTGTTACAACGTTTATTTAATTTATTAAGCCTATATGTATTAAAGACTCACGTAGTAACGCTCCTTGTAACGCTTTCCCATCCCATAGCTATTATTACGCTTTCAAGGCAAGTCTTATCTTCTAATCTGTCTTAATTAAACTCGGCCAACCTAAACTAAAAGAGCTTATCTAACCCGCCGGTTTTTAATACGGGCTATCTTTTTCATTTCGGGGTTATTATAGACTATATAAGAGATAAGGAAGTAGTTCATCCTTATCGAGCAATCTATTTTCATTTTGGGGACTGTGCGTTTTAGTTCGGGCGTACTGTCCCCATCCTTTTATAACTAACTTGTTATGAAAGTAAACCACAATGAAATCTATGAAAAGCTACAAGCCGAGTACCTTCAAGTAAAAGGTTCTAATAGCGCAAAAGAGTATGCGCTCCTAGCTAGAATGTACCTGGTATGTCGGGAACTCCAAAGAAATTATATTCTTGATTATTGCCGAAAAAAGAATCTCACCTTTAGACCGGAAGAGCTTGAGGATAAGATTGAAGATGCGACGTTATACGTTATTGATAAGTATCTTTATAAAGAGGACTTCAAAATAGACCGGCTTTCTGCGTATGCGTACTTTGGCTTTCAGAAGGCGATGTTTAAGAAAGAAGTTCCAACGATTAGTTTAGAAAGTCTTATTGAGAATGGGGGAGAAATTCACCTTGCTGAAAAAGTTATGTAGGGAAGCCGGTTGTAATGAGTTCGCTTTAGAACGTTCTTGCTATTGTGAAAAACATAATCGAGAGATAATCCCGTTCCAGAAAGCAAAAAGAAGCAATGAAGACCTGTATCAAACTTCTACGTGGCGGGCTTTAAGAAAAGCTCATATACAACAACAACCCTGTTGTGTTCGGTGCGGGACTAATGAATCATTAACGGTAGACCATATTATCCCCCCGCGAGGAAGTGAAGCGTTATTCTTCGATGTCGATAATCTTCAAACGCTCTGCCGTGAATGCCATCGAGTAAAGACCGCTCAAGAGATACGGGCGCGGTTAAAATGAATGAAGCGGAATTATGTACAATTATTGTGAAATCGGGAACGTTACTTTATAAGATACCCGACCCCACCGGATTATATAATAGAACGATTAAGCGACCTTGCGATATAATCGGCGGGCTTGAATTTAACGGGAAATACTATCCGGCTTTTATAGAAGCAAAATATATGAATACGTTGCGAGCGTTCAACCTTAATCGGATAGAGCCTCACCAAGCGGATTCTTTAACCCAGTGGAGCAAGATAGAGGGAGCTTACTGCTTCATTATTCTCGGTATATCGGTAAATAGAGGCGATATTCGGGCGTATATCTTTGATTGGAAAAGCCTTTGCCCCCTTTATAAAAGTTTCTCAATTCATAAAAAATACCTTTCTCTTCTTCCCTATAACCCAATTCAAAAGAAACGTTTTTCTTGGAATACTATTATTACTACCGAAATTCTTGAGAATACTTATAAAAGAAATAACTAAATCATTATGAAGATAATGGATAAGATAAACCTTGCGGTGGTTAGTATTCTAACGATGGTAGGGGCGGTAGTCGTTGTATCGTTTCTCGTTATGGCGGGGACGAATATGGTACGCCTTGTTTTACGTCTTCCCTTTCTATTGACGTATGAACAATCAATAGTAATCGGAATGGGATTATGTTTATTTTTCGTTTCGGTTGGAATAGGCTTGAGAGCTGATTAGAAGTTGTAAAAGGACTAGCCCCATACTATGAAGTGGGGTTAGTCCTTTCTTTTTGTTTATCGCCTCGGTAGATATAAAGAGGCTAACGGATTAAAAAGATATGCAAACTTTTTTTCAGAATTAAGATTGAAATAACTGTTTAAGAAACCATAATAAGGGACTATGGATTCTTTCCCTTGTAAATCATCAAAGACAAAATAGTTCGGCCTCATTCTCTTTAATGTATTTTGCCCCGCCCGACCGGTTAAGTCTAAATTCTTAATAGCTTCATGTTTATAGATAAGACCGGTTAGTAAAGAAAGGTGGTGTTCTCCATTTCGGTTCAAACCCATCTCTGGCGTTTCTGTTTTAAGCATAAGAACGGGATACCCTTCATATAAATGGCTAATAATTTCCGATAAAGAAAAGTTCGCCTTGAAGGATACTACCGGTATATCGTCGGGGCAGCCTAGCCACAGGTTGAAACAGAAAGCATCTGCATGGAGCATGCAGTCCGGTATCGTTTTATCCGGCATCCCTAATGCTAAGTCAAGATAAAAATCTGGATTTATCTTTTCATAGTGAGCCATAACCTCTTTACTGGAATCGAGAAAGGCGCGGTAATCATATTCAGGGCGGCCGCTTTTTATCGGCAATGGAATATTGTGTAATTCTGCCGCCCTACAAAAAAGAAACGTAGTATGAAGCGGGTTATCCAACGCTATTTTGTTTTTCGTGTTCGGGGCAACGCTTAAAAGCAATCCCCTTTCTGTAAATAAAAGATGTTTCATAATTATATAGTTTAACCGTGAGGACGTTGAACCAGTGGGTTTCTTCTATTGTATGGAACAATTTTAAGAGGAGCTGAATCGCTCCAATTTATAAAAATATTTAGCTAAATATGTAATATTGGGATAGTATTTTTAATAAAAACGCTCTTTTTCAAGCAAAAATGAGCAAAAACCCCATATATACTGTCAAAAAATGAGTAAAAATAAGCAAAATCACCAGCCCCTGTTTCAAAAAAGATATGTCAATTCCAGACCTGCCGGTAGACTATATGAGTATGAATGAAAAACCACTAGATAAGGAAATAGCGTCCATTAAAGCGGCGATGAATAGCCCCGATTTATGCAAGGGAACCGCTTCCACCTATACGAGAGTTTCGGGATATTTTAGACCGGTTCGGGATTGGTGCGAGGGAAAAGCTCAAGAGTATCGGGAAAGAAAAGAGTACATCATTTAATGCCTCGACAAAGAAAAACGGTTGCGCAATTAAAGAAAGAAGGGACTTTCAGAAAAGACCGCCACGGAAAGCGGGAAGAGGCGGAGAACGCTATAACCGCTCTCTCTGTGTTCACCGAAGAAACAAAGCTTATTGCTCCCGCTTCCATTACGGAAAAGTATTTGAAAGAGTATTACGAATACCATACTTCTCTTTTAATCAGCCTCAAAATTCTTAATCCGGTAGACCTGCCCGAACTGGAAATATTGTACAATCTCTTGCAACAATTACGGGATATACAACGAGCCTTAAAAAAGACGGATATTGTAAAGGATTTTGACGCTTACGAACGGTTGACCAAGCTACAAGTATCGGTAAGTAATCAATGTAACAAGTTAGCAAATAAGTATTATATTAGCCCCTCAGCAAGAACGAAGCTCCAACTTGACCAGCTTGAATTACACCATAAGAGTATTGAAACGAAGTCGGCAATAGCGAAGCTCCTTGAAAAGAGGCAGTAATGAAAGAGTACGAAAAAGTAGTAGCCGACTATTGTAAGGATATTAAAAGCGGAAAGATATTGGCGGGGCGATATACGAAAAAAGCTATCGAGCGATATATTTCAGACAGGAAGAAAGAGAAACAAGAAGGATTTCCGTTCTACTTTGATACTGACCGCTTTAATGAATTTTGCGCTTTTGCTGAAAGTTTAATTATCCCCGACATTGGAAAGCCGCTAGAATTGTTACCGTGGCAATTATTTATCTACGCAAACCTCTATGGTTTTTACTATAAGGATAACCCTGACCGCAGGCGGTTTCGCCAAGCCTATATAGAAGTCGCTCGAAAGAACGGAAAAACAACGGGCTTACTGTTTCCTCAAATTCTCTATGATTTTCTCATTACCGATGCCGCGGAAAGCTATCTTGTCTCAAAAGATGCCGCCCAAGCGGAAAAATCTTTCCGAGAATTAAAGGCAATTATTAAAGCGGATTCAGACCTTACAAAGGTGAGCGAATGTTTTACGAGTAGTATTTTGTATCGAAATAGCCGTATTACGTTTTTCTCTTCCGAAAGTACGGCGATAGACGGATATAGAAATTCCCTATCAATTATTGATGAGTTTCATTGTTACGATAGCGATAAAATAGTAACGGCGTTTCGCTATGGTTCAAGAGCAAGACTAAACGGTTTAGTTGTTATTATAACTTCGGCAGGATTAGATATAAGTAGTCCCTGTTATGCAGAAAACACGAAATGCAAAGCAATCCTTAATAATACGCTTACGGATGAGAGCTACTTTGGTATTATTTATGCGTATGACGAAAAAGACGACTGGAAAGATTGTAAAAACTTTATAAAAGCGAATCCCTCACTTGGCAGTATACTCAAGCCGGACGTATTAGAATCCGACTTAAACGATGCGTTGATAACGCCAAGCCACCAAGGGGATTTTAAATCAAAGACGTGCGGTTTCTGGGTAAACGAAAAAAGCAGCTGGATTCCATTAAATAAATGGAAACAGTACGAAGCTATAAATTATGAAAAGCTGGAGCCGCTTTCTTGTTACGGTGCGCTAGACTTATCGAGCGTCAACGATATGACGGCGTATTCTCTTTGTTGGTACTTAAACGGGAAGTATTATTTTAAACATCTATTTTATATACCGGAAGAAACCGTACAGGAACGCTATCGAAAAGAAAATATCAACTTCCTCGAATGGATAGAAAAAGGTTACGTGAAGACCACCGCAGGAAGTACTGTAAACTATGAAGAAATTTATAGCGATATTGTAAAAGATGCGAGGCGGTACCGTATCGAGGAAATAGCGTATGACCGATGGCAAGCAAACTTTTTAATTGAAAAATTGAATAGTTCATTGCCGGAAATAACGTATATCGATTATGACCAGTCATTAAAGAATTTTGCCTCTCCGACAAAAGCGTATGAACGTCTTGCGCTGGAAGAAAAAATCATTGACCCGAATCCTGTTATTCTTTGGCAATTACAAAACGTTATGATAAAGCCCGATGTCAACAATAACTATAAACCGCTGAAAGAATATAAATCTTCAACAAAACGGATAGACGGTATCATTACTTCAATTATGGCGCGGGATAGATGCGAAGCCGCTCACAAAGTAGCCCCCGCCGTTTCATTCGATACAATACTTCATTCCTTCTAAGACTATATATATAAGGTATAAAAACGAATTATGAAATTATTCCGATTCTTTAGAAATAAAAACGCAAAGACGAAACCGAAAGCGCTTTATGATTATACGAGTATTATTAGCGCGTATGAAACGTACGAGGAAGCGGCCTTTTCCTGTATTGATAAGATAGCCTGCGCGTTCGCTTCCCTCTCGTATGGAGTGTACGATAAAAGGACGAAACAGAAAATAAACCATCCAATATATGACGTATTAGAGGAACCGAACCTTGACGAAACTCACTTTCTTTTTTTCTATTCCCTCATTAAAGATTATTACGCTGGGAACGTCTATCTTTATAAATATACCAATGAAGAAGGGCGCGTTATTTCGTTATTCCGCTTAAACCCCAGCGCGGTAATCGTAAGCCGAAACGAATTTAATCAAAAAATCTATACCTATTACGGGAAGCGGTATGATAGTGAGAAAGTTTTACATATTCCCTCTCGGTTCGGCTATGATGGAAAAAAAGGACAATCTATTTTTGACGTTTGTAAAAAGACGTTCGAGGCCTCCCATAATTTAGATGATTATACGATAAATACCTTTGATAACTCGATGGGTAAGCGGTTAGTCATTGATTTAACAAAAGCATATCCGAACGCAAGTGAAGATGAACAGCGGAAAATCAGAGACCGCTATATAAAAACGTATGGGGGAACCGAGAACGCTGGAAAGCCGATTGTAAAGACCGGCAATATTGAGTTTTCAACAATAGATACCGGCGTAAGCGATAACCGCGCAAACCAATTAACGGAAAATCGGCTTTTCCAACTTGAAACAATAGCGCATATTTTTAACGTTCCGCTTTGCTATCTTACCGGTAAAGACGTAGGGGATATAGAAACGGTAACGACACTTTTTATGACGCAAGCTATTCAACCGCTAGTAAGCGCTTTTGAAGAAGCGCTTCATACGTTATTCCCTCCTAGTGAAAAAGAGCGGTATACGATTGAATTTAATTATAATTCGGTACTCAAGACTTCTTTAACGGCAAAAATTGACGCTTATACCAAGCAAGTAATGAATGGGATTTTAACGCCTAATGAAATTAGACGGAAAGAGAACCTCCCCTCCCTTGAAGCAGGAGATACGGCGTTTATTCCAGCAAACCTTATGCCGCTGACGGAAGAAAATATTACCGCTTATATGGCTAAATCAAAAATAGAAATAGAGAACGCTGCCCTAGCCGGAACGACAATCGGAAAGGGGTCGGATAAACAATAAAAGGACTATAATAATATGAAGGAAAAGATTGTACGGAACTTAAAAACAAATTTTACCGCGCGGGAAGAAAACGGCGAGAGATGGATAATTGGTTTAATTCCCTATAATTCAAGAAGTGAAAACTTAAACTTTTGGGATGAGAATGACCCATGTTTTGAAGTGATAGAAGAATCAGCGTTCAAAAAAACATTAGCGGATAAAGCGGAAGTGCGGGCTTTATTTGCTCACGACGCAAACAAAGTATTAGGAAGTACGAAATCGGAAACATTACAGCTTGAGCAATCGAGTGAGGGCTTAATTTGTCGTTGTAAAGTTCCCAATACTACGTGGGGTAACGATGCTTTTGAGATTATTAGTCGTGGAGACGTAACTACGATGTCATTCGGCTTTATCCCATATAAACAAGAAAGAAGGGGGAACGTAACGTATTTACAATCCGTGAAGCTAGAGGAAGTTTCATTCTGCGTAGCGTATCCCGCCTATGAAAAAACAACGTCATTCACGTCGATAAGGAGTTTATTAAAGACTATGGAATTAGAAAGATTGAATCAAATAATAGGGGGTGATGAAACAGTAACGGAAGAGGAAAAGAAAGAACTGAAATCCGTTATTGAAAAATTACAGACTATTATTAAAGAGGAAGAGAAAGAAGAGAATCTCGATAATCAGCAGCCCGATAAAAGGGAACAGCCGGACGGCACTCCCAAAGAAAACGGCACTGAACAGGAGGAACTTGAAAAACTAGCCCTTCTTTGTGAAATGGAACTTGAAAACTAATAAAGGAAAAACTATGGAAAAACTTATTGAAGAGAAAAGATTGATTGAAGTAGAGCTGCGCTCTCTCTCGGAAAAGGTAAAGGAAGGAAGTATAAAGTCCGCCGACGCTAAGGCAGAATTTGAAGCCTTACGGACAAAAAAACATGATATTGAAAAGCGGATGGCGCAGCAGACCGCTCCCCAGCAAAGGGGGAAAAGCGTGAATAGCGTATTTGCTGATATAGCGAAAGCGATGCAAGAAAAGCGGAGCATTACCCTTTCCGGAACTGGCGTCGTTAATACGATACGTGAAATCGTCCAGCTTATGGGAAGCAAGAAAGCGGTTCTTGAAAAAGTGCGCTACTTCTACGGAGAGAACGCAAGTACGGTTATCCCAATTTGGGGAACAGCTTTAACGCGCCCTGCGCCGGTTGCGGATGATGGAACGCTGGCAAAAGAAAATACAGCGAATTTAGGAAATACAACCTTGACCGCTAAAGCCTTTGGTATAAGTATCCCCGTCTCGAATGAAACCTTGAAGTTATCGGCGGCCGCTTTTGAAAGTGAACTGCAAGGCATTATTGCCGATACGTTCGCTGATTGTATGGCGTATGAAATCTTTAATGGAACGGGAACCGGCGGACATTTTTCTTCCGTTCTTTCCAGTACCGCCGAGACAATGAAAACCGCCGCCGTACAAGTGAAACTGTCCGACCTTGCCCATTTTGCCCTTACCGTTTCGGATAAAACGGATACGGCTTGTATCTTCTTACATCCGGCAGTATATACGGCATTTATTGCTGACGTTACCGATGCGCATAAGGTATACCGTGAAGATTTAATCAGAAACAAGATGATTGAAAATGTACCGGTAATTGTTACTTCTTATATGCCGAAAGAAATGACAACAGGTTCAAAAATCGCTGTAGCGGGAGACTTCCAAAACTACGCTGTTGCGGTTGCCGGTGAATTGAATATTGAACCGAAAAAGACCGCCGGTAGTTTAGTAACGACATTTGATGTCGATATGTATCTTGCCGGAAAACCCGCTCTGGATAAGAACTTTACCGTCTTACAAGTTAAATAAAGAAATTAAAAAATGAAACTAAGGGAAGTGAGTTTATAGCTTGCTTCCCTTTTTTATTTTAAGACTATACTAGTATGATAATAACGATTGAAGATTTACAAAAATTTACGAATGTGTATCCCGAAGATACTAATAGTCAACAAGGCTTATTTGTGGAATCGGCTTGTAATATTATCGCAAACTATCTTCATTATGAACCGGAAGAAAAAGCGTATACATTTTTTATCGACGGAACGGGAGAAAAAGAAATACAAGTGCCCGCCCAACCAATAACTGAAATAAAACGTATCGAAGTTGACGGCGTTATTCAAGAGGGCTGTTTTTTTGATAGAAACTGTATTTTTTCATCAATTCCTTTTCCGAAAGGGAAGCGAAATATAAAAGTTATTCTCACCGCCGGTTATAAAGAAATCCCTGCAATTATAAAACTGACCGCCTTGCGGATTGCCGGTATTCTCCAAACGGAAAGCAATAATAATATTGGAATCAATTCAAAAAGTTTCCAAGATAGTGGAACTCGAACGTTTATCAATACTACCAACTTTGATAAATATTTGCTTCAAATCGCAGACTATAGGATATAGGTACAATGGTTCAAGTACAAGTTGAAATTGATTATAAGAAATATGAAATGCAGCTTAAAGATTGCAAAGATAAGATGCCGAAAATTGCCCGCCGTCTCGTTGGGAAGGTGAATGCCCAAGTAAAAAAAGAAGCCCGCAAGACTATGAGACAACGAGGCTTTAATAAACAAAAAGAAGACGGTATTTATAAAAATCTTTTTTCATACGCTAATACCGATTTTACGGCAAAAATAGGGATAAAGAAAAAAGCGTTCTATGCACGTTTTGTCGAAAAAGGCGCACGGATAACCGCCCGTAATGGCTATCTCACTTTCAAAGTGAATGAGAAATTCGTAAAAGTAAAATCGGTAACGCTTCCGGCAAAGCCCTTTTTGGAACCGGCGATTCGGTATTACTGGAATACCGGCAAGGCTGACGCAATAATGGATACCGCTTTTCAAAAAGAACTCGATAAACTATTTAAGGATTAAGAATGATAGATTTTTTAGACCAGCAAGAGAAAATAAAAAAATATATTCAAGATAATTATAAAGCGGTACTGAAAGAATTGCGGCTCTCTGATGTTGACGCTTACGTTGATGATTATCTTGATTTTGACCGGTATACAAAGTCAAAACAATTATTTTATGACTTTGGAAAGTACACGTTCACTAGTTTAAGCAACGAAAGTAATAAGGAAACGCTTGAATTTACAATATACCTTACCTTTCGTAACGGAAAAGCAAGCGAGTTGAAAGAAACTATGCTGAAATACGCCGCGGCTTTCTATGAAATGGTGGAGCGTTCTGGCGGAAACTTTGGTATCTCTGATTTTGGTATTATTGAATCGGTAGCGTTCTATAACGCAACGGAAGCAAACGTACACATCAAATTATGTGAGCTAACAATAAAAGTCGAGACGGAACGTTAAGACTATATTACTAGAAAAGGAAAAATAAAATGATAAATGGAAACAGTTTAATTGTACAGATTGGAAAGGAAACGCAATACGGCGAAGTACCTCAACCGGCGCGGCAGATAAAGGTAGCCAATGAAAGTATTAAACCGACCTATAATAAAAAGGACGAAGGACTTTTAACCGGCGGAAAAGCGACCGGAAGAAAGGAAACAATGAGCTTAAAAACGGAAGGGAGTATCTCAACGCTTGCCCGTCCCGATGATGTCGGTTTATTTTTACTTGCCGGATTAGGAAATGAGGGGGAAGTAGAAAAGGTTGCCGGAAAAGAAAATGTTTATAAACATACATTTACGGCTATCGGAAACGAAGAAACAGATATACTCCCAAGCCTCTGTTTTTTTATTAACCGGAAAACGAAAAACTTTACCTATAACGGCGTTAAAATAGCGAGTATGAGTTTTTCCGCAAGTCCCGAAGATTATCTAAAACTCGATATAACGCTACAAGGGAAAGATGAAGGAAGTACTTCGCAAGTTACGACATTACAAACCTCTCCCTTAAAAGCTTTCAAGTTTCGCCATGGAAAAGTCTACGTTCAAGGAAGTGAAATAGCCGACGTTACTTCAATAAAGTTGGACTACAACAACGGATTAGACGGGGCATTACAAACGACCGGTACGGGTTTATATTTCTTAGAACCGCAAGCGGGGACGAGAGAAATTAAAGCGGACGTTGAAATGTTGTATACCAGAGATACCGAAACGTTACGAGAGAAATTTTATAAAACCGACGATACGGCAAAAATTGAATTAGTCTTTACTTCGGACGAAATTATTGAAGATGATACGCCGTATAGTTTGAAATTTACTATCCCGTGTAACCAAGTTACCGAGAGTAACGCAAACTTTGGAGACGCAGGCTCTATAAAGCAGACTATGAGTTTTTCCGCCCTAGAGAATGGAGTAGACGAACTTATTACCGTTGAATTAGTAAATTCATATCAACAAAAATATTAAAGGAGAACAAATGAGAATATCGGAAGCTGAAAAGAAATATATATTTACAACGAAAATCGAATTAGAGGACGGGGATTTTATCGAATTACGGGAACCAAATACGCAAGAGATTAGTAGTTTTGGAAATGACGATAAAAAGAATTTTGACCTTATGGAAAAAATATTCCCCTCTTGCGTTATAGCTTCTTCCTTTACCGATGACGAAGATAATGAAGTTGATGGAAAAACGCTTTACCAATTCTTAAAAAAATCATCGTCGTTATTTACGGAAATTTTAAAAGTTTGGATTGATTCTATCCCTTTTCAATCGAGGCTTGGGAAGAAACAGAAATAAGACAAGTTGCAAAGTTATTATTCTGGGGCTGCGACCCATTAGAACAACCAGAGACAAAAGCCCTCTTTATTAAATGGCGTATCTTTTTTGATATGTTTTTATTTTCGGTTGACAGGCGAACCGGTTCGTTTTTGCATTTACCTTTTTCAGGCGGAAGCGCAGAGCAGCCGGTAAAGACAATGAGTGCGTTGATGGCGATTCAGAATGTTTTTTTTGAAAAGCTGAATGAGCAGCCTCAAATTTAAAAATAGTTAGGAAAAGGAAAAATAAGAATGGCGAGTATTACGTATCGAATTGGCGGCACCTATAACGGGCAAGCAATTTCACAAGCACAGAACGGTTTATCCTCACTATCTGATATTGCCGGAAAACTTAAAGGGGCGTTCGTTGCCGTTACAGCAGCCCTTGCCGTTAAAAAAATTATCAATTTTTCAAATGAATGTACGCAAGCCTATGGCGTACAAGAAGAAGCGCTTAACCGGTTATCTCAAGCAGTACGGAATAATAATAAACTTACCCAAGCAAGTTTTAAATCCATTGTTGATTATACCGGAAAATTACAAGGGAAATCGATATATGGAGACGAAATATTACAAGGGCAAGCCGCCTATATCGCCTCGTTGGGTTATGAAGAAAAAGAAATCAAAAAAGTATTAAAAGCTGCGGTTGAATTAAGCAGCGCAGGTGTTGGCGATTTAGACAGCAATGTTAAAAATTTAACAAAAACCTTATCGGGACAAAAGGGAAAACTAGGAGAACTTATTCCCGAAATGAAGAACTTAACGGAAGAGCAACTAAAGAATGGCGAAGCTCTCGATATTGTTGCGAGTAAGTATAATGGGTTTGCTGAAAGTCTTTCACAAAATACACTAAAGGGGGTTACAGCCCAATTCGGAAATCTCGTCGGGGATATTAAAGAAAAATTAGGCGGTATAGCGGGCGCATTAAAATTTGAAGGTATGAAAGGAATGCTTCCCATACTTGAAAATATCAATACTTTTCTTGAAGCGAACGCAGATAAAATAACTAATCTTTTTTTAAATCTACCCGAAGTTGCGACTGCTTCATTTACTTTAGTAAAAGGAATACTAAAGCGTCTTTTCACGATTGAAGGTTTTGTTAATTTCTTCAAAACGGTCGGGAAATTAAGCATAACGATATTTAAAAATATGATGTTGGTCTTATGGAACGTTGTACAAGCGGTTGGTACTACCATTTGGGAACCGTTGAAGACCGGTTTCGAGTGGATTGGTTACGGAATCAAAGCGGCATTTAATGCGGTAATCAATTTTTTTATTCAAGGCATCAATAATGTTGTCGGTTGGTTCACGGATAAAATAAACTGGGCTATTGAAAAAATCAATACCGTTAATGAATTTTTAGGGAAAGAAAAACTTGTAAAGATTGAAAAAGCTCCACAAATAGAACTACTTGTAAAGTCTGAAAAACCAGAGAAAGTAGATACTCAAAAAATTGCAGATAGTTGGAAAAATGTTGGAACCGGTATAGTAGATGGTGTGAAAGAAACAGTAGGCGCATATAAAAAGACTACGGAAGATTTAGGGAAACAATTTAATAAAGAAATCGGCGAGTTTAAAAATACCGTCAACGATATTATGAACCGGCCGGTTCACAAAGAAAGTAGTAGCGACACAGGCTCTTCTTCCGCTTCCTCAACAGGAGAAATTATACAACAAACAAATAAAAGTTCGTCCGCATTAACGAAACTTACCGGAATTTTGAAAGCGCTTGGCGAAGTGGGTGAAATTGTCTCCCTCATCTTAGAGAGTAACCCAATTGGCTTAATCGTTATGTTAGTCGCTAAGTTTATCGCCGCCTTGACTAAAGCGTGTCCCGAATTTGAAAAGTTTATCAATGGTATTACTGAAATTATGACAGTCGCGGCGGCAATAGTCGCCCCTCTGGTAAGTGAAATATTTAGTCCTTTAGTTTCTATTCTCCATTCAATCGGCGAAATTGTCGGGGCGGTATTACTTCCGGTTTTTACCGTTATAAATGAAATCTTAACTCCATTCTTAGATGTATTAGTCATTTTGTTTGATATTATCACACCGATAATTACCGTAGTGTCGCAACTTGTTAGCGTATTCTTGAAGCTGACTCCCATTATAAAAATCTTCCAAGTTGCATTAGAACTTTTTGCAAATATATTAAAATTTCTATACACCTACATTATTAAGCCGGTCGTTAATTTTCTTATGACGATGGTTGAATCGGTAGGTAATTTTTTCATTCGAATATGGAACAAAATTGTACAAGTATTAAAAAGTATCAATATTTTCGGTTGGCGTCCCTTTAGAGGGTTACAAGAAGCCACAGAAATTCATTTTAATAGGCTTGGCGACTTAGAAGACGGTAAAACTAAATCACCAGAAGAAAAAAAAGAGAGTTCTTCACGGGGGGCAAGCTATACGGCGGCCAAAGATATTTACGTCAATATTTATTATAACCATTCCTATGTGAACGGAGACGCAAGAGAGATTGCGCTACAGATTAGAGACGAAATTAAAAACGCAGAAAGGTTAGGGAGATAATATGAAAGTAATATTTTATTTTTCAAGTACAAAAACAAAACAAAGTGATATTATTATCGATAACTTTGAATTAACGGAAATATACCATAACAATTTACAAATGGCGACGAATTCCGCACGGTTGACAATACCCTTTGATACGGATATTGCGAATAACTTAAAAATCTATGGGGATATAAACATAAGGGCAGAAATTATAGAGGGAAGCAAAAAAATATTTACCGGTTTCTTGCGTAAAGATTTTAATTTTCAAAAGACGCAGCGAAATCAACCAATATCTTTAGAGATTGTATCCCCATCAATATTACTTAATAATGAGGTTGGCGAACAAAAAACGTTCATTAAAAAACCAGCGGCGGAGATTATACAATACCTTTTGACTAGAGCGGGTTTAGTATATAAACCGATACATCAATTATACAGTAAAACGATTACTCTTTGCGTACTCGAAGAAAAAGATAAAATACATGACGTCCTTCAACAACTTTGTTTTGAATTGGGATACGCTTTTGATTTTGATAATAATGGATTTTTTATTATCAACCCATTGTTTGAAATTCCTCCCGCTGGAAAAATAACTCAAGAGTTTAATGGAAGCAACATTTTGGATAATATTACCGTAACAAAAAAAGAGGAAGAGTGTAATAATGTTGAAGGAAAATGGAAAGAAATAATTTATCTTGAAAATACGCTCATCTTCTCCGATACGCAAAAGGGTAATAATAAAGATAAATGCACTATTGAAATTGAACCGAATAGCTTTATTTTTGGTAAAGAAGAGAATTATATAAAGTATGATAGTACGGAAGGAAATATATTACTCGTAACTGAAATTATAAAACAAGATATAAAAAAAGATACAGGAATAACTTTGACTATAGAGAATTGCGGAAAGCAAGGATTATTGAAAGCAAAAAATACTACTAATACTAAAAAATATATTAAGCAATTCGACGTCTATGGCAATGCCTATATTAAAAAAGCGGATAATATTACCAAGGCGACTAGAGGAAACAAAACCAAAGAATATGAAATACGGTATCTTGATAATGAAAATGATATCAAAGAATTTGTAAAGAATATCAGTAACTATTATTCATACGCGGACTACGCAATAAAATTAAAATCAAAGCAAAATTATCCGGTCGGGTCTTTTGTCAAAGTTTCTGAAAGCGGCATGGGAAGCTTAAACGCACGAATTATAAAAAAACAAACATTTTTGAACGCAGCCTATATTTATGAGCTGGAAGCAGTTTCAGAATATACTCCCGCTGAAGTAAAATCTCATTCTTATCGAAATTCAAGCAAAATAAGCGGATTACAAGGAACCCCTGGCAAAGACGGTTCTACAAAATTACTTCCATCGCTTGAAACTACCGGCGACTATGAAAATCAGATAGGTACCTTCCAAGGGCAACTATACCGCTGGACGGGAGAAAAATGGGTACTATTAAACGCAGTAATGCCGCTTAATCCGGTTGCGTATTATGATATGGCGGATGTATCCACGGATGCAGATAGGACAACAGTTGTTGACGGTTCTGGAAATAAACAACATGGATTTTTAAGCGATACCTTTGAAAGAATAAAAGATAATATCATAGGTACTACAATTGCTTTTAATAAGGGATACTTATCAAGGCCGAAACAAAACTTTATTGGTGTCGGAAAACAATGGAGCCATTCCAGATGGATAAAAATGAATGAAGTACAAGAACAAACTTCAATTCATAGACCGTGGCATTATGGAGACTACGATTATAGCTGGTTTGGAACAAAAGATGGGAAGGTTGACCAATTCCTCTTGGTTTCAATATATAAAGACTCAAATGTAAACCTCAGCGTAAAAATTCCAAAAGAAAAAATTTTTGATAATCGATGGCATCACCTCGTTGTGATGACGGATTTACAAGAAACGTATTGTAAAAAAATACTATATCTCGATTGTATTAAAATGGGGGAGGTAAAAAAAGATAACGATTTTAGCAACTGGGTATCGAATGATAGCCATTGTGATATGGCAAAAGGAAAGTTTAATCCACCAGAATCTACAGTAGGCTCCCTTGCAAACCTCATCTTCTTTAACCGCCTTTTAACCGAGCGGGAGGTTTTATATCTCTACTTAAACCCGCGGTATCCGGTAAAGAATTACACCGAAGCCGATTGGATGATTGATTCGGATAATCCTAATAACGCCATTGCGATTCAAACCCCTAAATATCTTGGTACTTCTAATATCGCGCCAGATGGTAAACAAGTTTTTATTACCAATGGTAGTAAAACCGGAAATAATACAGCGAATATTGGAGACTGGATTTTAATGACCTCCAATGCTGATAGCTATAAGAAAGGTTGGTGCTATCGTTGGACTGGGAGTGAATGGTTAAAGCTAGACCCGCAGAGCCAATATCAAAAAGAGTATACGGCTTGTCTTAAAGACCATTTTGAAAAATGCGGCGATATGTATTCAAGCGAACCTCAAATGTTTGGGGCTTTATTTTGTCAGTTTCTGGCGTTCAATAATGCGTTCGGTAATTTCCTTGAAGTAAAAAAATTAAAAATTGATAACGATAGTAGTAATCCGAATGATTTTGAATTAAATATCAATAAAGATGTTGGTATCTTGGCAAGGAATAAAGGAAAGAAAATATTTGAAGTTAGTACCAGTGGAAACGCAACTTTTTCAGGGGAAATAAATTGTCAAGGGTTTCAGGTTTTAAATACAAATACTTCAAATAATATTGGCAATAAACTGTTTGAGTGGGATAAAGGTGCTGACGGACACGATGCTGCAAAGAAAATTGAAAAAGTTGATAGAATTATATTACCAGATAATTATAACAGAGACAATACTTTAATTACAAGACATTACGGGATAGGGACTTATAATGATGCTACTATCCGGTGTGTCCGTGTAGAAAAATACAGAGTATTTTCTCTAACAAGAGTGGATGTGTTTTTATTAGATGAGAACGGTGAAAAAAAAGGAAGTTTCGGCTCCTTTACTACAGCAGATGGAACACCGTATAAGGTTACCCCCCCAGGGTGGACATCAATTCCTGCAAGGTATGAAACGTCCCCCTATAGTTTTGCATTTTATGATTATATTCCTAAGCAAAAAATTTATTTACCTAATATCAGTTATGGAAAGCCAACTCAACAGGGTGTTCTTTATCGAGACGAAAACGGCTTCCTTAAAATAAGTTAAGGACTATTTATATAAAGGTAGAATCTTATGGAAAATGTTTCAGCTATTGAATATCGTTTAAGTGTTATAGAACAAACTTTGATGGAATTAAAAAACGTAGTCTTAAAAACGGCGCTTCAACAAAAGGATATAGACGACTTAAAAAATAAAGAAGAGGAATTTTTGAAAGCTATCAACTCTCACGATAAAAGAATAAAAACGTTAGAACTCCAACCGTTACAAGAAAAATCGAATAGGTGGCTATTTATCGTGGATACGACTTTTAAACTCTTTATCACGGGGACGGTATGTTATTTCTTAACAAAAATAGGAATTCCAAAATGATAAAAAATATAACGCGTAAAATTCAGTCAAGAAAGTTTTTTGTATTTTTCGTCTGGCTGGGTTTAGTCATTTTTTCGTTTTTATCAACTCAAGTCGCTTCTAGCACTCAAGAGTTGATTCTACTCTTTTTCGGAAGAGTTTCTCTTATTTATATTGGAGGCAATGTTGTTCAAAAATTTATTGAGGGTTATCAATGGACAGAAAAATAATATTTTCTATATCGTTTTTATTCTTCTTATTTTCGTCGCCGGTTTATTCGCAGGACGTCAATTTTCAACTTACAAAAGCAATGGAATATTGCAGGCAGCTCGACAAGAACTTGAGCTTGCTAGAAATGAAAATCAGCAACTTACAGACCAGCTTAGTAAAATCAGAGGAATTATTACAAGAGGCAGAGCAGAAACTGATGAGGCAGAAACAATCATTAGAGACAGTAGAGCAATCTTACAAGACCTTATCGCAACAATACAGGAAATCGCAAATATCCTCGAAAATCCAGACGGGGGTAATTGTAATCTTAACTAGCATTATTATCGGTGGAACAATATACCTAATTGTAAAAAAGTAGAGGCGAGTAATACCCGCCCCCTTCCATTTTTAATTGGTTATCTTTTTAGGCTTCCCTACCTGCCGGTTCCTTTCGTCAAACTTTTTCAAGTCCTCATCGGAAAGTAAGAAAGACCAGCCGACTTTCTGACAGCCATTTTCTCTTGCCCATTTTCGTAAATAGACGGGAGAAACGTTTTTCAGTTCGGCTGCCTGCGTAACTGAATACAGCATGGCGGACTCCCTTAAAAGAAATTGATAACTTTAACGACGATACTTATAGCCGTAACTACGATAAATACGACTAAGACGACGTTTAAGACTTTGACTAGTTTTGTATTACTCATTGACTAACCCCTTAAAAGTAGATATAGTTTTAAAGGAAGCCCCGAAGGGCTTCCACTCTGTTTAACCGCGGCTAACGATTAAGCAGGTTTTTGATTAACTCTAGCAAGCTATTGACTATTGCCAAGATAGAACCAATAATCGCTAGAACCAAGACCGTCCTTTCGGGCGGTCTTTTTTTATGCTTACGCATTTTCTTGACCTCCTTTTCTTTAAGATGATTATATTATATCATACTCGATACTATTTGTAAAGTACTTTTGTAAAATAACTTATAAATTTTTTACCTCTTATTCACTTGACAATATTCCTCTAAATATTATAAACTAAGCACGTGGACACATGGCGGTAGTGAAGGGAAAAATATTTTTTAAATTGAAAACAAATTGTTTTTATTCACAGCTTAATTATTCCCTCCCCCGGACAGCGATTGAAGCGGGAATCCTTTTTGCCGCGCGTATAATCCAAGTGCGGTTTTTGGAGCTGTTAAGCGGAAAAACACCGCTGGAACAAAACAGCAGCGGTAAAAAGATTGGAGCGGAAAGCGCGGTGCCGCATTTTGTTTTCTTTATAGTAATAGTAAACAAAATGCAGCAGTCCGCCAAAGAAAGCCGCTTATTAAAAAGAAACACTGCGCCGGAGGTTTTTCCGCTTACGAAGCGGAAGCGGGAAAACGAAGCCTTTTGAAAAGAGACATGGCGGATGCGAGGAGCGAGGAAAAATTAACCGCAGGCGTATCTATGATACGTTGAGGATTAATTTTTTTGAAGCGACGAAGCAGACGGCGTGTATATTTTCAAAAGGGAATGGGAACATGACAAAGAAGTCCAGCACCACAAACCTCCCCGGCGCCCGCGGTAACGCCTACCCCAAGGCAGAGCTTGACTATGAGCTCACCTACGAGTACGACCCGGCCTACGCCCATAGGCTCGTACACGCTGGGAACCGCTACTACCGCTATGATGCGAACGGCAACATCACGGCAGAAAAAGACGGACAGTTTACTGAGGAAGATGAGTTTATCTTTACATACAACTACGACCCGGACAGCGACGTCTACGGCACCGACTATGGCTTTGGCCTGGATGCCCCGAAAGAGGAGGAAGAGACTGACCCACAGAACATTGCAGTATACCGGCGTAACTACACGTGGAACGAGAAGAACCTGTTAATCAAATCGAGCGACCGCGCCTACACCGTACACTACCGCTACGGCGAGGACGGCCAGAGAGCACTCAAGTATACGGAAGAAGGACGTTCTGAAACGCTCTACTTCAATAACTTCTACACGATACACATCCCCGTGCAGGATAAGAACAACCCGCAGGGCTTGAGAGTCCACAAGCACATCTTTGTTGGTAACTCACGGCTTGTTACCGCGATGACCCACACTGACAACAACGGAGATAATGCAGAACAACGCGAGAAGCGGTATTACTACCACAGTGACCACTTAGGAAGCGCGCAGTTTGTAACAGACTGGAGAGGCAAACAATACGAGCACATAGAGTACACGCCATACGGGGAACTGTGGATTGAAGAAGTAGCCGCAGGCTTAGACAAACTGCCGTTCAGGTTTACCGGTAAGGAGATGGATGAAGAGACGGGCTTATACTATTACGGAGCGCGCTACCTTGACCCGAAATATAGTAGATGGTTGTCAGGGGATCCAGCGTTAAGCGACTACATACCCAAAGCACCAGTGGACGACGAGGCTAAGAAGCATAACGAGGACCTGCCGGGTATGGGCGGGGTGTTTAATGTCGTGAACCTGCACCTGTACCACTACGCGGGGAATAATCCGGTGAAGTATACGGATCCGGATGGGAAAGATATAGAACTTCAAAATGATAATTTATCTCCTAAAGAATTTAAAAAAGTTGAAATAGAATTTAACAAAGTGAAAGGGTCTGACACGGAAGCTGGAAAGATGTTAAGAGAGATTAGTGGAGACAAAACTAAAAAATTGACAATAAAATTTGGTAATGGTAAACAAGACGGTAGTTATTATCAAAAAGGTAATAATTTTATATATATAGAATTATCTAATATGGACGAAGAAGATTATTTTGAAACAGGATTATTCTATGATATCGATTCAACTATAGCTCATGAAACAGGGCACGCTCATGCTGATTTGTATGGCTATGATCCAGTAGGTGTAACTAGCTTCCATACTAAAGCATTAAGGGAGCAAGTTGCTGGTGGAATTGAAAATAATTATCGTGCTATTATGGGATCGGGGGAGAATCCAAAACAACGAGAGCGGTATTATGTTAATAATTCGGACGGGAGTGCAACTTATTTTGCTCTTCCACAATGGAATAAAGCGAACAAATCATGGAGTTTGTATGGAAGAAAATGGACGCCAAGATAATCTTTTTTAATGTTCTATTTATATCTTTTTTTTCTAGCTATGTTTTTTCCAACGGAGATATTTATATTAATAATGCTAGTGAACTGAAGGAAAAAAAATATAAAACTGATATTGAATTAATAATTGAATATCATACCAAACCTATGGAAGAAGTTTATAAGTATGCAACAGCTACTATTGAGATTATATCATTGTATGTTGACGGTGTTCTGAGAGAAGGGGCTGAGGATGAGCTGATATTAGAAGGGTATTTATTTTTGACTGAATGTACAAAAAATGGTCATATAAAAAAAAGAAAAATAATAGAATATCGTTCTCAATCTCATGAATGGTTCTTGTATTTAATGCCTCGTGGTAGGCTAACGTATTTAAAAACGTATCATATTCCTGAAGAAAGCAGAGAATTAAAGATTAATTACAAGATTGTACTTCCATTTCTAAACGAAGAATTTATGGAATCAAAGGAAAGTATTTTAAAAATACGTTAAATAAATAGAAGATATTGAGTATGTTTTTTATCAAATATGAAACTGAAGAAAATATAAATGGTGAACTACCACCGATAATATACTGCTTATTAAAAAGAAACACTGTGTCGGAGGTTTTTTCGCTTACGGCAATCCTTGCCGGAAGCGGAAAAACGAAGCCTTTTGAAAAGAGACATGCCGGATGCGAGAAGCGAGAAAAAATTAACCGCAGGCGTATCTATGATACGTTGAGGATTAATTTTTTTGAAGTGACGAAGCAGACGGCGTGTATATTTTCAAAAGGAGGAGATGGATGAAGAAACCGTGCTATACTATTACGGCGCGCGCTATTTAGACCCGAAGTATTCGAGGTGGCTGAGTGGAGACCCGGCGCTGGGAGATTACATACCCAAAGCTCCGATAGATGACGAGGCGAAGAAGCATAACGAGAATCTCCCCGGCATGGGCGGGGTGTTTAATGTGGTGAACCTGCACCTATACCACTACGCGGGCATCGGGCATCGGGCAGCGAAGCGATAGCGAGCTTCAAGCAATAATCCGGTGAAGTATACGGATCCTGATGGGAGAATTTGTGAGGTTTTTACACTAAATAATATTGCACATGAAAATTTGATTCGACAATTATCTGACATAAAAAATAGAGTAGATAAAATTAATGATTATTCGACACTAATGGCTTGGTTTTCAATGATACCATCTAATGCATCTCCATTTTTAGGTGGCGGAGCGACGCTAATATCAAGTAGCACAGGACTTGTGGGTTCTATGCCTAACGAATTTATCTCAATTTATTATGAAACTCTAGTTTCTGCATTAAAAAATTATTCTGATGGCAAATCATTTGATAAAAACTGTGCTCTAGAATTGAATTTTGCTACAGTAGAAAAATATGCAGGGAAGCAGGATGATTTTGCAACGGTTTGGGCAACATTATTGAAAAACCCAAATGCGAAAACAAAAGATCTTCCAGATAAAATGAGCACTGAATATTTTGTTACTTTACGATGGAAAGATGAAAATGGAAAAACACTTGGTGGAAAAATATTGCAATTATCTAACAAAGCTGAATTCGATGCTTTGCGTAATATGGTTATTGCTGCTGGAGGAAAAAATGAAGAATAAACATTTTTTTTATCATATTTTAATGATTTACGAGATTATTTGTTCAGGATTACTAATATTTCTTTGTATAAGAATAGAGATGCTTGAAATTGTGAATTTTAAACCTATAACTGCCTTCGTAATAATAAAGCAGGGTTTTGAAATATTAATTTATAGCTTCTTCTTTTATAAGGTTTATAAGACTTGTAAAAACTATTCTTTAATTAAAGCTTTGATGAATTTAACTGTTTGTATGCAATTTTTTTTTCTAGGAGCCGATTTTGCGACAGACTTATTAGGAAAAGCACACACACCGCTTTTAATTACGTTTTTAAAAATATTATTCACAGTTTATCTGATTTTCTGTCGAAGAATTCGAATTATAGAATTAAATCAGAAATTTAATAGCGTTATAGATAGACAAGATCTACTACTATGACCTACATTATTTAGACCCGAAGTATTCGAGGTGGTTGAGTGGAGACCCGACGTTAAGTGATTACATACCCAAAGCGCCGATAGATGGTGAGGCGAAAAAGCATAACGAAAAACTACCGGGAATGGGTGGGGTATACAACACAGTCAATCTGCACTTGTACCACTACGCAGGGAATAATCCGGTCAAGTATACTGACCCGGATGGGAAGAATATTTTTGATGATATTGGTTCTGCTGTAAAAAATGCATGGGAGAAGACTGTAGGTGTTGCTAATACTGCAAAAGATACAGTTGTAAACACAATTTCAGCTGGTTGGAATGCAATTACTTATTTTCACTTTGAAGGTCGTGATGAAAAAAATATAATAAGTGAGTCTTTTAATGATATAGAAAAATCCTCAAGGCAAACTGATGGGAATTGGATTGAACTACCCGAAGAAATGGCTATGTATCACCAAAATGGAATAGGAAGTCCAGAGCGAAAATTCATTTGCAAAGATGGAAGGGAGGCTGTATTTTCAAAGGATGATTCGCCTAACGGAAGTTACCAATTAGTAACTGATCCTAGATACAAAGGTACTTATAATTATTGTAATCCAGCTTCACTACCAACACTACCAAATGGAATAACAGATTTTAAGGGAATAGGAAATTGTATATCTGCAAGTTTACAATTTGCAGTAAAAGGCGCTGGACATTTTTTTACGGATATGTTGCCGTATTATGTTATGGGGTGTAAAAATGAAAGAAATCAGTAAGATAATTCTACTTTTGCTAATAGGATGTGTTATGTTTTCTATCTTCTCATGTAAAACCACTTCTATTATTAATTTTGAAAGTGAAAAATTTGAAAAATTCAAGAATGGAAGTTTGAGCTTAAAACAATTACCAGAAGAGTATTATTTTGCAAGAATACTTACTGCTACTTGTGTAGATATAGTATTTTTTAAATTTTCGAAAAAAAATAGTTTTGAAGATATTTTTGCAAAAAATGTTGTTGTTAATGATGATAATGGAAATCTAATATATAAACGAGATTATATGCAATTTAACTCGTATAATTCAACAGATTTCATAAATAATTGTCATTATAAAACATACTTTTATGAAATACCTCACGAAGAGTTTGATAGGATAACATTAAAAAACTATAAAACAGAATATATAATTCTTAGTTTTGAAATCAATGGTGTAAAATATTCAGAGAAACTTAAGCGTGTTGAAAAAAAATATATTGTAGCTCGAACTTAGGAAGCAGTTTGCTGAAATTTTCAATGGGAGCTGCTGCACTCTCCGCTTCGGGCTTCCCCTCAACAGCACCAGCGATTCAATGACAAAGGAGAATAGTATGTGGAATATTAATTTGAAGAAATTGGCAGGGGTAAAAGAATTGATAAGTGCACTGGAAAAATATCATTTTATAGCAGAGACTATACATAAAGATATGTTTTGGTTTAGCCATGAACGTAACGGAGCACTTGTAATCGATTATGCAAGAGGGCAGGAGAATATCATACGGTTGGATTACCGAGGGTATTGTAATAGATCTATTGGTTATAAGAAGAAATGGGCAGTATCGGAATGGGATGATATGAGAAGATATGTATGTGAAGAATTAGCGCCGCTCATTGATACATTTCGAGGGCCATATCGGCTTACGATGGAAGAGACAAAAGAGGCAATTATAGAAGCAATGAAGGAGCTGGGGTATATCGATTATGTGGAAGGTTCGGAGAATTTAAAAATTTCGTACCGATATGCAGATATGAAAATAGTGTTTAGCCACTTTGCGGCACCATATTATGTTGGCAATAATAAGGTGTGTTCGCCGGAAAAAACTATTTCGATGTCAGCAGTCGAAGAAAGGAAATATGACTTTATTCGATACACTGTTAATGGTACCCCTATTTATTATTGTAAATTAAAAGAATGGGGAATAATATATGATACTGTTTTGCTAGAGACATCAGTTCGTCGCTATCGATATGCTTGGTTTGATTTTGCAGATAGGACACTGGATGGAAAGTCTAGCCTTGAAGCAATGGTAAAAAAGGTTATTGCGGATTTGCCTGCTATCTTGCAACAGTTACATGATAAGGAAGACGCCTTTTATCAGTACTCTAAATGGTTGTAAAGTCATATTCGTGTGATAAACAAAACTTTACCCACTCTCCCCATAGAACGAGTTACGGCCGTATGTGAGAATCCATATCAATCCTGTACGTCCTTGTACAGATTTGATATCATGTTTTGCTGACGGCAAAACATGATACTGTTTAGAACCACCGCCATCCATGGCGGTAGTGAAGGGAAAAATATTTTTTAAATTGAAAACAAAATTTTGTTTTTATTTACAGCCTAACTATCCTCACCCCCGGGACAGCGATTGAAGCGGTATGGTGCAGCGGAGCCGACAGGCGTAGCTTCGAAGCAAGCGCGATGCCTTTTGAAAAGAGACATGCCGGATGCGAGGAGCGGGAAATTGATCCGGATGGGAAGGCAGCAACAGAATTTGTTATGGCAGTTATTCAAACGGATCTTTCGATACCTGATCCGTCTGATCTCAATCTGTTGAAATGGGGTGGGTATGTAGCTGCTATTGGATTAACAGCTACTGTTGAGTATTTTGCTATAAAAGCTATACAAAGTTCCATATCAAAAGCAAAAGAAGCTAATGGGCAGCGTAATCGTGAGCTTGGATCTATAACAATTCAGATACAACAAGGAACAAGATCGATCCAGGTTGGTTCGACACGGTTTGCTTTTAATGAAAAAGGAGTGACAAAGCGTCAAGCTCAAAAAGCTCTCGATGAACAAGTGAGTATGTTATCAAATAATAGAGGATATGGGCATCTGGTTAAGAGTAAAAAATTTCAAACAGCTGTTAGTGAAATGTCAGAAAACATTAAGACAGAGCATACTGTTGGAGATGGCGATCAAAGATACATGAGAGTCCTATTTGAATATAACGGTAAAACTTATCGAATTGATATTCGTAATAATGGTAATAATCCAAATTTACTACTATATTAACGATATAAAAGGGATTGTTCATGGATAAAAGAATTCATATGTTGTTGGAAGATGCAGAAAATGATTTATCAAAAAAAGAAGTTCTTGGAATTTTAATGCATATTATAGCAGGGACATATCAATTGATGGATCAATCTTTTTATCTGTGTATTCCTGTTGAATATAGAGATATAAGAATTAGACAAGAAGATGAAAAAGAGATTTTGAATAGACTCATAAGCATAATTAATAAAAAAGGAGATAATATGGAATATGCAATGAAATGCATATCGGACATGCAAAATAATAAAGCATATAAATGTGCAGAAGAGTTGTTTTTGCAAGAAGACTGGGGAAAATATCCTGATTTCTTAGGAACGCTTATTTTTTTTCTGGCAATTTCAGATCGAAAATTTAAGAAATATATTCCAAAAATAATCGAATACTATAACACGATTGATAATGTATTTTTTCATGAAACTGTCGGTGCATTATTAGACGCTTTTTGGGCAAGAGGTGCTTATGGGCAAAGAATAAGAGCAAAAATAAAAGGTTTTATGGTAATGCCTATACTAAGATTTATTTCAAAAGTAATAGAGGTTTCTATGTCAAAAGAAGAAGCTTATAAATACCGTAATTGTCAGCTTAACTCTGTAACAATTCAGATACAACAAGGGAGAAAATCAATTCAACTCAGTTCAGTGCGTCTCGCCCTTAATAAAAAAGGAGTTACGAAAGGGCAAGTTCTAGAAGCTTTAACTGAACAAGTTACTATATTATCAATATCCGATGAATATGGAAAAATGGCTACCAGTAAGGAATTCCAAGCAGCTGTTATGGAAATGTCAAAAAATATTCAAACCAAGAATACAATATATGTTGGTGATCAACCTCATATGAATGTATCATTTACGTATAATAAACAGGAGTATAGGATTGTTATATTGAGCATCGGAAAAAACCTAAAAGACTAGGAGAAAGCATGAATAGAAAAATTAAATTGCTTATGAAAAAAGCTAAGAAAGATACCAACGATATTCATTCGTTGGAAATATTGACAGCAATACTTTTCGCGAATTTTGCATTAGTTGATGAATCGTTTCATTATAGTATTCCTGAATATTATAGGAATATCAAAATAAAGAAAGATGATATTGATGATATGCTAACAGAGCTTGTTGTTATCGTTAATCAGAAAGGGGAAAATATGAGACAAGCAATGGAATGTATAACACAAATGAAAGACGATGAAAATAAGGGGTATGCATGTGCAGAAAAATTATTTTTACAAGAGAATTGGAAGCAATTCCCTGATTTCTTAGTAACCCTTATTTTTTTTCTTTCAATTTTTGATGAGGAATTTCAGAAATATATTCTAAGAATAATTGAATACTATAATACGATTGATAATGTATTTTTTCATGAAACAATCGGTTCATTATTAGATTGTAAAGGATACCTACAATCTATAAGTAGAGAATGAAAACTTACAATTATGATGTATACTGTAACAAAAACTTATCTATTCTTCTCCACAGAACGAGTTACGGCCGTATGTGGGAAGCAAACAGAAATAGGGAAGGTAGTCCCCCGGACAGCGATTGAAGCGGAAATCCTTTTTGCCGCTCGTGTAATGCAAGTGCGGTTTTTGAAGCGGCCGAGCAGAAAAACACCGCGGGAACAAAGCAGAAGCGGTAAAAAGATTGGAGCAGTCCGCCAAAGAAAGATGCATATTAAAAGGGTTTTTGGGTAAATCCATGAAAGCAGATAATAAATTAAAAGAACAAATTAATGATATACTTTCAGAATGGAATCCTTTAGATGTACCTGCTTTTATAGCTAGTGAGGAATATATGAATTATGTTGACTCAATCATTAATATAGGTCGAAATATAAATGCGTTACGGAGATATTTCATTAGCCTTATTATTGATCGATTGGGGTTAGAATATGACCCATCAAATTTAGAACAAATAAATAGCATAGAGAATGTAATAGAAAAGGTTATGAATGCTTTGCTGAAAAGCGGTAATGTCTGACGCGATAGATCTATCTGTGAAAGATATTGGCCAACGGCTGAATAATAGCGGAGGTAGAATTGAAATATATGCTCAGAAATTGGATGGCTAAAAGAATAAAGTATGTATGTTGGCGTTGGGATAAGTCTACAAATCTCTTGGAAAAAGGAGAAATAATGAGTTCTGAAATAAAACTAAATTTGGTAGCATGTTTATGTATTTTCGTCGCAATTGTCTTTGTAATTATGCTTGTTTTATTTGATAAAAAAATTGGATGAAATGTTTTAAATATAAAAAGTTATAAAACAGAGACTTCTTTTTTTATTGCATATAAGAATGGAAATCAAAGAGAAGTCTTAGAAGAAATTTTGAATAAAAGTTATAAAATTACAATTGTAACTTTTATTTTTCTATCACTTGCTATGATATGTTTATTATATTTGTTTTCAAGATATATATTTATTCCAACTATGAAAAGAAATTTACAAATATTGATCTCTTTTTTTAGAAAAGTATGAATGTTATAAATATGCTGCAACTATTCAGTATCTAAAAACTAAGATATAGAGTAGCATTCGAACGAATACGACACCTCTAGAGGTCATGCGTGGTCATGAATTAATATACGGTCTTCACTATACTGAAGGTTCGGGAGATAACAGTCATGATTCTTATACGGAAAATGTATTAAGGAGATAATTAGAATATCATGAAAGGCTTAATCATTAAATATATATGTATCATTCTATGGTGTTGGGTTACAGTGTCGATTCCTTGTTTCTCCGAAGAAACTTTTGAAAGGCAGCTGGAAAAAAACATTGAAAGGATAGGTATCGAAAATTATTATCTATTGGAAACTATATATAGAGAACGCCACGGTCCTGTACCCTTCATTGCTGTCTATTGTGATGGTGGATTTTATTCATTGTATGACACAGGATTGGAATGTGAAAAGATAGGAAATAAACGATATTTTTTTGATTATAAGGTTAATGATAGTATCAAGAAACTTTCGACGGAGATAGCTGATAAAAATATGCCTCTCAATGATTTTATCAACACCTATTTAGCGAAAAATGAACATGATGAAAGCTATAGGATATCTGATTTTGGCTATGGTCCATTTTTATCGTCAGAAATGATGGAAGCTATCTTGTTTGCCGCGCAGTATAGTTATGATCTTTTAATTTTAGCTGAGAACGGTTATGAACATGTGATAAAATTATATTTGCCGGATTCGTATGAATATGCTTTAAAATATTATGAGAAGATATACGGATTGAAAAAACAAAAGTAAAAACTTGCAAGTTTAAATGGTAATACTGCTTAACAATTGGCACGGATACCGTAGTTTTATATGATGGGGCGAATATGAATTACAATAGAATTAACGCTATAATAAGAATGGTCGTATGTAGTACGTTGTTAAATTAACTGCAAATGAATTGGGTTTAAGAATATATGACAACGGCATAAAAGAAGACGAGTCTCGTAAATTAATGGAGATAAAGATGCTAATTCTCAAATGATTCAAACAGATGGCTGTAAAATTAATACCGTAGGTGCTTTTAGATATCATATTCCACTAAAGGCTAGCCCGATAAATAAAGGAGAAAAGAACAAAGATATGAAAAGAAATCTTTTAATCGGTATGCTCTTAGTGGAGGCTGTTATGCTCTTCTCACAAGAGGTACAATTACAAAGTTATATCAGTAAATGGAAAGTTGACAGGTGTTTTACTATTACTGATGATAGCGCTTATATTCGTTTTGTTAGTTTAACAAAAAGAGAGGCATCCGCATATAATGGAGTAATTGTTGAATATGATAAGGAAGGTGTACTGTCTGATGGTGAAAGATTTATAAAAGCGGAAAAAGTTGAAGAAATGTTTCTTACAGATGAGCAATTGAGAGCTGCGACGAAAGGGGTTGTGTATTCAGGATATACTTTCAAAACTTTAGGAATAATAAGTAAAATTATCAAAGCAATTTATGTGGAGCATCTTAACGGGAGGGAAGAATGTCCTCTTTTTGGAGACACCTGTTATCAAGTAAATGATAATGAAATAATCATTGCTTATCTCGGTTGGTTTTACCATGCAGTACGCATTAGGCAATTATAAGGAAAGAAATAGAACAAAGGGGTCTGATCGTAGAAATAATAAAAATAACCCCTAAAGATGCAAATGTTATCGGTGAGATAGAATTCAATGGTATCTTATATCATATACACATGCTGGTATAAAAACTTATTACCTCTGGAGGTGTAAAAATGGAAGAAATAAAAATTATAGAAGGAATTGTAATTATGATGTTTATATTTCCGGCACTCGCCATAATGGTGGTGATCTTTCTTGCAGTTTTTACTCATATCTCTTTCCATCGTACAGGGCTTGCTTTTTCATTCTATGAAGAGGCTACAAAAGAAGGTGTGTTTTTTCCTAAAAATGCGGTCTCCAATGACGGACTCATATCATCTTCATGGGATAGACTCAGATTTATTATAAGATGGTGCTTAAAAGAAGAATATGCAAAAGAGGATTCAATACAAACGAAAGCGATAAAGCGAAAATTCTTTATTTTAAATATGATACAGCTGTTATGCTTTCCATTATCCTTAATATGGATTTTATTATGTTTAGTTACAATAGTTTTAACTTTTTTTCTTGTTTAGAAAGATATAAGGGCATCTCTAAAAACTCGGTTAGCTTTTAGAGATGCTCGACGAGTATTTTTTATAAATTTTTATACTGTAATAATTTATAAAAAATACATCGCAAATAAATCTAAGGGAAACCTCTAAAAACGGAAGTTTTTAGAGGTCCTCATAAGTATTGTGAAGGGGCTGCACAATATAGATATACCCCCAATAAAACAGTTGATTTTACCTACGACTTAAATATAGGGCTTTACCATGCATATAGTTATGGATTGTAAAAGTGAAAGAAATCAGTAAGATATGTGAGTGATGAAGCTGGAAATTTGACTGAAATATCTAAAGTTCATAGGTTTTGCAGTTTGATCATTTTGATTGTTGTGTTTAGATAGCTTACTTTTTATATATCTTATGTGTAAATATCTGCTATTGTAAAGTTGTGCGGTTTTTTGAACGATTGAGCAGAAAAGCGATGCCTTTTGGGAAGAGGCGGAGCAAATACAAGGAGAAAGAAGAATAAATAATATGCATGATGGAGGAGTTATAATATTAATTATAGTTGGATTAATTACATCTTTGCAGTTTGTTGTACGTTTTATAATTGAACCATTCGTAAAGAGTAAAGACGGAGAAAGAAATAAATATAGTAAAATAAAAATTTTATTAAGCGTTTTTTATTGTATATTTTTCTTGGTTTTATTATTTCTGGATTTACAAGGATTCTTTGAATATAAATAGCAAAAAATATAAAAATTAATGGTATTACTAAGTCGGTTATAAAACCAATTAATGAATTTTATTTTTTTGATAACTTGAAAGAAGAACCGGAAACTCTAATTTTAGATTTTAATCAGGATTAATGCACAGCAAGAATTCAATAAGATTTTAGACTATATACGAACCTATTATATCACAAAAATAAGTACGTTTTGGGGCTGTTTCTAATATTTGTGTGTTTTCGCATTGTATTAAGAGTACATAAAAAAGTTATAAATATAAGCGGGTTTAATCCGGAACTTTAGAGGTTTGCATGGAAAAATATTTTTTATCTTCAGATGAAAATAAACAATTAATATGTAAGAGAATGTGAGTATATACGATATGTAAAATTTTCAACAGGGAAATTAGCAGTGATTGCGAAAATTAGTGAGCCCGTGCAATGGAAAGATGAAAAAGGTTTTCATGGATCTGATTATATTATTATTACATCACGCCATGAAGGTTATGGTATAAAGGATATATCATACTTTCCAACTTTTGTGTATGTAACTGTCTTAAAAAATAAAGATTATGATTTGATTGAGGAAATAGTAGCGGATGATTTAATTACAATTGGAATAGGAGAATTATATGAAACTTATGATAGAGCAAAAAATCATATATTTGATTAATTTTTTTAATAAGGTGTCTTTTCTATATAAGGTACAATTATAAAAATCAGGAGGAAAAGATAAGATGATTGACCGTATATTTTTTAAAAAGGGAATTTTATTCCTAATTTTTACGACTGTATCGTGTCTGATAAGTTGTAAAACAACGAATAGTGTTGTACAAAATGAAATTAAGGCAGAGAAACTTTCTACACAACTTGAAGCATTCGCTTCGAAACGATTGATTGAATTAGATGAAAAAATGGAAAAATTACTTGATTCCGCAATAGAAGCTGTTATAGGAATGCAGTTTAAAGAGCTTGAGATAAATGGGGCTGATAAAATATTTGAAAAATATAAAAGAATTAAAATTGAGATTATTCAGAGAGCTTTTAAAAATAGTAATTTTTCAAGTCTAATACCTGGAATCAAGCAGATTACAAAAGAATTAAATAAACTTACAATCAATAAAGATTTATTAAGAAGTATGGAAGAAGATGGTATTAAAAATTATTATATTAGAGAATTTAATAATCGCTTTGTAGAGACTTTAGTCGAGCTTTCAGAGACTGGAGATTATATTGATATTTCATTATTAAAAACGATTTATGCATACTAATTTAAAAATAGGATCCTGTTGGGAAGATGCAAAAAAAGATGTACTGAAGTAATGAGATTTTTGAGGAAAGTAAAGTTTACGTTATCAGAGGAAAAGTTAAAGGCTTGTGAATTGTCAGCTGGGTCAATACTGCCTGATTCTTATTCTGATGGACATAGGAGAAGATTCGCAAATGAAGAATGTAAACCGATTGATTAAGGGAAGTGTTCTTTTTCTGCTCTTTTTTACACAAACGCTTTATGCCGACATATCTTTTGATAAAGATGATAATATGTATTATGAGAGCCTGAAAAATAACTATCGAATAGAGGAGTTATATATACAAAATAATACGTATTATGTGAAAGTTAAAGATAAGTGGTTAGTCTTTTACGAAGGTAGGTTGATAGGTGAATTTAATTATACAAGCCTCGTTGTAACAAAGAACGGTCTATTGGGAAAAAATAATACGTATACATTATTATCGAATGATTTAAAAGTATTACAAGATAATTTGCTGTGGGCACGTATAAACGATAACGGGATTATAATAAAAGAGAAGAATAAAGAGTTGTTGGCGATATCTCTTGATGGTTCAAAAAAGACGTTAAAGGGGTATGATTATGCTACGATGCGTTCTAATGGGTTCTATATTGCCTGGGAGGTTACAAGATTAATACCGCGATGGTTTTTATTAAATAGTAAAGGTAAAATGATTGAATCAACTGATACAAAAATAATAGAATTTAATGGAAAATTTTTTATTAAGAAGGATAATAAAATTATAGTGATAGACAACTATAAAAAGAAAGTTCTTGATGAAAAATATAGTGATTTTATGGAGGGAAGAGAATATATATTTTTATTTAATAACGGTACAAAAAGATGGGAGGTACATGATAGTAACCTTAATTATGTGCTTGAAATAGATTTACCAAATGTTTCAACTAGTATGGTTTGTCATAATATTTTTTTAATATATGATAGGCAAGCAGAGGTATTGATAATGTATAAAATTGATACGCATACATCGATGATAATTGATGACTATCGAATGGGAGAAGACTATTTATTTATAAAATACGAGAATGCTTGGAAGAGAATTTACTAATTCGATAAAATTATGATTTAGAAGATGTTCTTGACTATGAAAACAAAAATTTGCTTTTATTCACAGCTAAATTCTCCTCTTCCTCGGACAGCGATTGAAGCGGATATCCTCTATACAAGCGTTGTACGCCCTGAGTACAACGCTTGAACACAAGTTTGACGGAATGTCAAACTCGTTGCTGCTTAGAACCACCGACGTCCGTGGCGGTTCTGATACGGTGAGGATTTTTAGAAGCAACGTTTTGGCCAAAGCCAAAACTTGCAAGTTTAAGTGGCAATGCCGCTTAAACATTGGCATGGATGCTGCTGGTTTAAACAGAAGCGATGTTTCGGCTTCGACCGAAACTCGTCGTCAAAAGCGTACAAGATGGGAGTGATTATAGTATATGCAGCGATATAATGTAACTATTGAACGAAATAGAACTTTGAACGGTTGTTCTAACAAACTCATAACTATTGCAAGAAAAAATAATGTTAATTTAGATGATTTTTTTCAAAATTATAAAGGAATAGAAGGTTTTACTGCGAGTATGAAAACTATGTATTCTGTATCGCTTTGTATAGATCAAGTGCGTGAAGTATCAATAAATTGCTATGGGTTTGACATAGGTATTTTTGATATAGATTGCTGTTCATTTTCTTCAATATACAATGAAATAATTTTTTCATCTCACAATTATTTTTCAGCATATAAAAATCGACTGAATAGTTCTTTCCTTTTTTCAACATATTCTGATGCTTTTGATTTTTTACAGTATCATAAAAAAATAGATGATTGTATGTATGATATTGAACATACTGAGTTGCTGAGTATTTATAGGGTGCTAAGACCGAATTAGAAAGAATAACTAAGATGAAGAAAAATAGAATTATACTTTATTGTGCTTTACTGATTTTGTTTTTAATTATTTTTACCTCCCTTTTTATCATTCCAATATCCTTTGATTGGTTGACTGATAAAGATACTAGGGAGCTAACCTTTGAAGAAGATGTAAAGGTTTCTAAAGTAATTGAAGATTTTTATTCTGATTGTTTTAAATTAGACTATGCTAAGATTAAGAATTTTTTTTTAAAGGAAAGGTCAATATAGAAATAATAGATGGATATAATTTATTAACAGATTATGAAGATGATCGTTTTGGAACTATAGAGACTGAAAGTGATTTAAACAGAATTGGAATTGCCTATAATCAGTATGTAGGGGGTTTGATAAAAAAACAGATTGTTTTAAAGGAATTCGTAAAGCAGCCTTATGATTATCCAGTCGGAAATGTTTATTATATAAGTATAGATGCACAATATGAAAATGCAAAAACGCATCAGTATTTCTTTATAATAAATGGACATAAACAGTTTAAAATTTATGAGTATAAAATAGAAATTCTATGAAAATAAGGAAAATCTACACGATTATGACACTAATAGATTGTTTAGAAATTAAATTAGAATGAGTGAAGCGATTAAAGCTACAAGGAATACATCATACTTGGTTTATTAATTGAAAAAAATATGGAGTAGGTAATTTAGGCACTGCACTACTATTGACTATTCCAATTTAAATTTTGCTAGGAATAAAAATGGATCTAAACTTTTTATCTATGCTAATGTTTATCTATTTTGTTGTTTCTATAATCATATTCATAACTCCAATACATAGGATGTTGAAACATTCATATTCAGAAATGCTGGAGTATTTATATTCAAAGAATATGATAGAGGAGATAAAAATAATTGAAGATTATATATATGGCATATCAAGTTTTTCTCAACGTAAAGAATTAAGTAATTTTTATGAGAAAATAACACAAGATGAATATTTAAACAACTTAAAACAGAAGTATTTAAATAACCGAAAATTAATTATGAAAAAGTTTATTAAATATATTATATTTGTATTTATGAGTATAATAATGTTTATTATTATTTTATTTTTACTAGAGTTTATATAAAGCTGTATAGAATTAAGGATTGTTTAGAAGTTCATATAAAGGTTTATGTTTGATATAAAATAATGATTCTATGAATGATGATAAAAAATATTTAAAATATGGTGAATAGATGAATTGAATATGCTTCTAGTGCAAATAGAATAGGGATACTCTCTTCTTCATAGAACGAGTTACGGCCGTATGTGAGGAATAAATAGAAATAGGGAAGGTAGTCCTTCGGACAGCGATTGAAGCGGCATCAGACCGCGAAGCGATAGCGAGCTTCAAGCCAATAATCCGGTGAAGTATACCGACCCGGATGGAAGAAGATTTTTGATGTCCATTGGTGGAGAAGAAACTGGGATAACTTAATAAGTTTAAGTGCTAATGCTACAGAATTTGTAACAGGTGTCAGAGCTTTTTACGGCGCGACTCTGTGAAAGTCTTTCTGTAAATTCCTAAAAAGTAGGTACTGTGGTAAAATAAAGACAGGAGCCAACGTATGG